TTGACCGCATCATCCACAATCTTAGCCGTAGCAATAGCGTCATCTGCTATTAGTTCACTTGGTATCTTTGTGTTTGCCATTAGCTTATCTCATCCCATTGTTTATCTGTTTCGTTCCATATATAGACTTTACCATCGTCTGGGTAAGTTGCTGGACATTGCCATTGACAAGTGCTTTCATTTAATGTCCACGATGGATATGGTTGTGGTGATATAAAAGCATCTCTTGTAGCATCATAAGAAAAACCTATGCCTGCATAATTTTTTCTTATAGAGCCATCTATTTTTGTTTCTAACCAAGTGCCTGCTGTATCATCATAGAAGGTATCAAAGAAACTTTCTTCTGCTGTTATCACGGTTGTTACTTTTGCATCTACTATTTTTGCATAATATGCCATACTCTTTTCCTTATGTTGCGTATCTAAAGATTACTATTCCTGAGCCGCCTGCTCCGCCAACCCCATTCTCAGCACCGCCGCCACCACCGCCTGTGTTTGCTGTTCCAGCTGCACCATCAGGAGTGCCTCCTGTACCACCAGCACCGCCTCCACCTGCACTGGCAGGTCCACCTACACTTTCTCCACTTACACCATAGTCTCCACCTCCGCCTCCACCAGCGTAAGTTGTTCCGTCTAACCATTGTTTTCCTGCACCACCTGCATTAGCGTGATTCGTTCCTGATTGAACTGCAGCTGCACCTTTGCCACCGCCACCAGAACCTGCGTATGTTCCTCCATGCGCACCCATATTTCCTTGTCCTGATGTATTTGAGCCAACATTAGCATTCAAGCCACCAGAAGCTCTATAACCAGATGCACCGCCACTTGATCCACCAGCATTTCCTCTACCATCTCCACCGTTTGCTCCGGTGTGACCACCTCCACCACCTCCACCGACAGCTGCTGTTAAACCTAGCCCAGATACTGATGAAACTCCGCCATCACTTCCATCTGCTTGGTGTCCCCCACCTGCACCACCTGCACCAACTACTACAGTATGAGTTCCATCTAGTGTTTGACCTGTATACTCAAGCATGCCTCCAGCACCACCTCCACCAGCATAGTATCTACCTCCACCGCCTCCGCCTCCGGCAACGATTAGTATATCTACACTACCTTTAGAGACTGGTGCAGAAAGTGTTCCACTTGAAGTGAAAGTATGAAATGTATATCCACCTGCTGTTGTTACTGTTCCACCAGTTACAGGAAATGATCCTATCATTGTTGAACCATATCCTATATTTGACCATGCATTAGCATTGTTTGTAGCATCAGTGCAACACCACATATTCCCACTACTTTTGTTAAGCCACAAAGTACCAACTCCTGTAGAGGGGTTTGTGTTTGTTGCAGGATCAGAAGTTGCTACTGTAGTATCTGACAAACTAATAAAAGAACTTGCTGCATCTGCAAACGCTAAAGTTCCGCTTCCATTTGTCTTTAAGAATTGCCCATCAGAGCCATCAGAAACAGCAAGAGCAGGTATTCCAATCGCATTATCAGCAACCAGTGCAGAGGTAATAGCATCATCTGCAATCGCTGCAGTGGTTACTGCATCGTCCGCTATAACTCTTGATGTGATCTTAGTGTTTGCCATTTATCCCTCTAGTGTTTCTATTCTTGATTTTAAAGATTCTATTTCTGTCATAGCTTCTTGTAGTGCCTTAATAGCCATAATGTACATTTGCTGTTCTTTAACACCCTTACGAATTACAGCATCTTGAGCAGCAGTTTTTGTATCACCAACCGAAACACCTTCTGGTAGATCATCTTCTTCTGACCATAATACTTCATCCTTTGCCTGTACTTTAGTGTGTTCGGTAATTAACTCAGGATTAGTTGTTTCAATTTCCTGTGCTATAACACCTAATCTTTTATCGTCTGAATCTTCATCTTCATTGTAGTGAAATTTTTTCAGTTCCCAAGATTTTACAGAATTCCAAGTGCTTGGTAATACTTCTATATTTTTCTTTTCTCTTTCATCACAAAGATTGGAATTGTTGGATTGATAATTATGTAATCCCCCATTAGATTGTATAGATGCTTTTTGTCCTACTGTATCGTTGCAAGTCCAAAATTGCGATTGTGTATTATTGGGTGCTCCACCATACAGCCAAAAGTTTGCACAGTTTGCATAATAGGTACTACCATTTCTAATAAGTACAGTTGTCAAAGCACCATCATTTGAATTTATCTCATGATATTTGCTTATAATATTAAAATATGCTCCACTTGTACTTTTTACTTTCCAAGCACCATGTTCATTAAGCGTTGCTCTCTGTGTAGGATTATTTGCTCCATTTGCTGTACCAAAATCTAATTGAGTATTTCCACTACTTGTATGCGTACCTTGCATGTAAGCATAATGCTTGTCATCTCCACCAATAAGTAGCGTAGATGAACCACCGTTATTCCCTGCTGCACCACTTAATATTGCTACCTTTGCAGCAGTTATTGCACCACCATAGCCACTGCTAGGATCAGTAGTTCCAATTCCAACACGTCCAGCACTATCAATCCTCATTCGTTCTGTAGGTGTCCCAGAGCCATCTGGTGTTGTTAAAAATACAATCCTGCCGGGCATATCTGCAGAACTGGGTGTACCATCTACCTCTGCTTGAATTTGTGCTGCTTGTTGAAACTGGCTTCCGTCAGCACCTTGAAAAGATATTGTTCCAAGCTCGTCTCCGTCTTGTACTATTGTAAAATCTTTTGTGTCTGACCTTGATTTAGATAAAGATAAATAACCGCCTAAACCATTTGCCCTGTGTCTATGTATATTTACATGAGCATTTTGTGCATTAATTCCATTAACGCTGAGGTATGGTATTTGTGTTCCAAGAACATTGACCTGCCCAATAGCAGGCATCCCAACTCTTTCTGAACTATCAATAGTTATAGCAGTAGCATCAGCACTTGAAACAATGCCATCTACTCCACCTGCTGCATCTGCAAAAGATAAAGTTCCTGATCCGTTGGTCTGTAGAACTTGACCATTAGAACCATCTGCTGCTGGAAGCACCCATATCTTATCTGCTGATAAGGCAGGAGCTTCAAAGCCTACATAGTTAGACCCTTCGTAGAACCTTAGTTCGTTGTTGCTACCACCAACAGATAAGTGACCGCCAGTAGTAACGTCACTAGTAAAGGTAACTTTCTCATTAGAGTCAATAGTAATTGCTGTTGCGTCTGCACTTGTGCTAATTGAGGTGGCTGATTCTAAAACATCTGATACCAAAGATTTCTTTAATGCACTGTCTGTAGCATCGAAGATCATAAAGTGATCCGCACCTACAGCTGTAACTTGTGTTAAGCCTGACACGAAAGATGCCGGTAGAGTATTTACATCGGTTTGAGTAAAGGTCATAACTTCTAAGATTGCACCGTTTGCTGGTGCGGTATCCATAGTTAAGGTTGTACCACTTACTGCATAGTCTGTTTTTTGTTGGTAAACACCATCTAAAAATACTTGAGTGTTGTTTTCATGTATTGGGGAAAGACCAAGCGTAAAAGCTGTGGTACTGCCATTACAAGTAAATTGATTGTGAGTTAGGTTGTTGCCTGAAACTAACGCTGCTACATGATAAACAATTATCTTACGGCTGTTAGCAGGCGCAACATCAAGCGTAAGTGTAGTTCCTGAAAGAGTAAAGTCTCCGGGGTTTTGATAAACACCTTCAATAAATACAATTAAGTTGTCTTCACTTGCCGGCGCAACACTTAGTGTAAACGCGGTTGTACTACCATTACCTGTAAATGTATCAACAGTTAAGGTAGAAGAGACATCAGTTTTGACGTCATCTAATAAAGCCGCAACGATTCTTAGTTCTGCTTTATCTCCAGAACTAAACGCTCGTGCAGTTGTATTATCATGCCCCCTAACTACAGTCAGTGTGTTACCACTTCTTGCTGTTACCTTTACGATCTCCTTGTTGGTAGTATCGTCAAAAGTTACATAGAAATGATCACTACCTGTTATGGTAGGGAAAACAGAACCATCGGTTACAGCGATACTCGTGACGCTGCTATTGATTCCTGCGGCAAGAGTTGTCGCTGCGTTGTTGGTAAACTTAACAGCCATTAGCTAACTCCTTTAAAATTAACTAACTGTTACAGTCCAAGTAATTGTCATTGAGTCAGACGCACCCTTATTAACCACTGAAAAAACAGTTCTACAAAGTAATTCACCGGAAGTATTGGCATTTAAAATACCAGCTTCAGTTATGGCGCCTGTACCAGTACCAGCAGCAAAAGTAGCTGCATAAGTTACAACATTACTTGCTACATTGGTACTTGTTAAAGCAACGCGACCTAGCTCACTTCCTAAAGCGGAATTACCAGCCGCGGCTGCTGTAGAACCACTACCAATTGCCATGTGAGACATAGCAGTTTTAGTAGCGTCTTTCATTCTAGAAGCAACATACTCTTTACCATCGGTAACTACTAAGTTATCAACTTCTTGAACAGTTTCTCCATTGAGGGCAATCTTAAGTTTACCTGTAAGTTTTAAACCATCGTTTAACATTTAAATCTCCTAATTTAATACGCTTGTGTTAAAAGCACTTGTGTTTAGAACGCTGCTTGATCCTGAAATTAAAACCACGTTTATGGATTCAGTAATAGAAGCAGAGTCTGACAAAGCTTTTGAAAAAGATATCACTTCTTGGTCTGATAAGGAAGCGCTATCCGTATAGATGCTTCCGGCTCCGGATGTCAATACTTCGCTTAATGTAATGCTGTCCGAGAAGGATGTAATAAACTCTATGCTGGGACTATCTGTTAACGAAGCTGTGTCTGCTCTGCTGGTTGATATTGCATAATTTAAAGACTCCGCGATGCTTATTATATTTCCTTTATTTATGCCAAAGTCTGTTCTTAAATCATCAGATGGGCTTGCCACATCATCAAGGGCATATGCATCTGCAAAGGCTCTTGTGTATACAACCGTCCTGCTAAGAGATTCAGACATAGCAACAGACTCAGCTGTCTGGGCTGTGATACTGCCACCCATACCGCTATGATTTGTACAATAATAATGTAGGGACGCTGAGGTTGATGAGGTTACCTCAATCTCAACATATGCATCCGATGATCCGGGTGTTCCGCTTACGGTTACATTTGTGCTATATGTAGAACCGCCACCATGTGAACCATTTGCAGTTTCTGAAAATCTAAATGGGTGTCCGCTGACACTAGAATCCGATAAGTCAAACTTATATGTTTTGCCCACATCTAGTGTTAATGCAGGACTAACAACCCCATTGATGTGGTACTTATTACCTGATCCATATGAGTTTGTAGCAGAGGCAACGGTTACTGTATAAGTAACTGACCCCCCGCCGGGCACAGCCTTATTAAATGTTTTAACATCAGATTCAGATATTGTTGTGGCATCTGACTGCGGAATGCTTGAACTAAGGGCTGGAGAGTCTGTAATAGAAACGGTTTCGCTTTTGGTTGGGTCAACACTAAGAATTTCAGAATCAGACATAGAAAAACTGTCGCTTTTCGAGGGCAATGTTTCTAATGCGGGAGAGTCACTCAGCGTATAAGAGTCAGAGCTTGATGTAGAAAAACTAATTGCCGGAGAGTCTACAAGCGTTGGTGAATCTGTAAATGCCCTTACAAAAGACATGACCCTAGAAAAGCTTTCTGTTATTCCAAGGGTGTCTGATTGTACAGAGTTTAAACTAAATGCACTTTCCTCAGATATAGAAAAAGAATCGCTTGGGTTTGTGAAAACTTCTAGCGCCGGTGCATCAACAAGAGAAAGCGTCAGTGCGTTTGGATTGTCTCCAATAAAATATTGGTTCTTGCTATTAGAATTTAAACTTATGTTTGTTGCAGATAATGCAACATGATCAATTGATAAAACAGGATGAGAAAAACTTAATAATGAGGAAACACTACTGGTAGACGTAGTTAGAGATGCGATCTCTAGGCTGCTTACCGATAGATGCAGATTCGAGTATGAAACTACAAGTTTTATAGCCATCAGTCAAAATCATCTCTTACTGTAAATTTTATTAATTCATTAACTGTTTGTATATTTCCGTCTGACTTGGTTAGCTCAACCTCACCCTCATAAAGTCCGGCTGATGCAAAGGTACTAGATGGAAATACCATTGTTACCACTCCGTTTGCTGGCGGGCTAACAATTGTACATGCCACTGTTTGTAATATAGTTGTGGTTCCTATCTCCCTAATACGAACTCTTACTGTGGCTCCTGTAATATCAATCGGAGCAAACGTGGTTGCATCTTCTGGGTCTAGCGTTTGTCCAGAGGCTGCTGTATTACTATCCTTTAATGTTATTGTAAGTTCCGGGTGTGTGTCCCCCACAACCAATTTTAAATTTGCTGAATATGCCATTAGTAACCAAACTCCTGATATTGTACTGTTAATGATGCTCCAACATTTCCATATTTGGTTTTTCTAACTGCAAGAGCCTCTGCCTTATCATACATTCTTTTGTTTAATTCGGCTGCTTGTAAATCTGTCCATGGGCTGTCTTTCATCATTTGTAGTCTGTACAAGGCGCCATGAACTATTGCTTCTTTATATTCATTAGCAATGATGGATGGAATTGTTGTAGATGTAACTGTGGGCTTTAAACTATATAAAGCATAAAATGTTTCTGTGGCATCCGGGGTTGGAGCAATTAAAATATTTTCTTGGTCTCTTTGTGTATAGTATTTTACACGTCCGGTTCCATATGTTTTAAAAATAGACTGCGATCCTATTTGTGCTTTAGCTTCCAGCGGGCTTAAGTTTTTTTGCGAAAGCCTAACGGTAGAATCTGAAGATGATCTAAAAATATCAATAATGTGATTTAACTCTGCGCCCGCAGGTATATCAAGATCGTTAGCCTCATATTCATTCACATTTGCTGCAACAACAAAGGGTGTTAGTTCCTGCATATAAATATCTGTATTAACACAAAAATCGATTAATGAGTTTCTTAGCTCATCAATGATAATTGATTTAGGGCAGTTGGGAGCCTCTCTGCGTACTTTAGGTACCAAGGTTTCTATTTTCTTTGATACTGCCATTTCTTACTCTGATGGTGAGGCTGGTCTTGGGGCAGAGCCAGCATCAGCCTGTGTTTTAATTCCTAATGCGTTTTGAAAAGATTGCATAAACGCGCCCGATTTTTGTAAGTCCCCAGCAAATTCAGAATCTTTCTGATATGCCCTATACAAGATATAGTCTAAAAGCGCATTTGCATAGACATCGTCCAAACTTATTGTTGTGGTGTCTGTTGTAAAATTACTTATAGTTATATTAGAGGGTGAGGAACTATAAATAATTTCTATAGTATGTCCTCCACCAGATGGGTGTGGATAAACATAAAATGTTTTTGGATCAACGGGATTATAAACATAATGCTCAACCTCTGTTGATGTTGTGCTATACCAGTTGTCAACCTGATCATCTAAAACTTTTCTTTCAATAAGACTTATTGCAGAAGAGTTTGGAGATAAGTTTTTATAAACATCTAATAGCCTTAATCCACCACTAGGAAGAGATTGTTTTGCGGCAGCTGCAAGGGTAAAAGAAGCATTGGTTGTTGAGGCGTCTGGTCTAAATAAAACTATTTCTCTTTGACCATCGTTTAAATAGTTTAATAGAGATTGTTGAGACCACCTAACATTGCTTGTGTCTTGAAGGATTTCTTCTGCCCTGTCAATGACATCAATGACCCTAATTGTTGCCATATTAGAGTCCTAATATTTTTTGCTCTTCTTTTGTTAAAGAGTCTTTGTCCCAAATAAAGGTCCAATATTCCTCTCTCATGTTTTCATTCCATGGTTTTACTTGACCATACTCTGATTTAACACAAATAGGATGTTTTGGTTTCTTGGTAGGAGATTTCTTTACAGTCTTGCTTTCGCTTTCTAGCTTATCAACATGTGCCTGTAAATCATCTAGCTTTTGTTTTTTGTCCAATGTCACACCAAATTTTTCTTTTGCGTGTTGAACGACTTCATCTTTCTTAGTCATTTTTAGTTCCTTGGTTAGAATTTATTATGTGAATAAGATATCACAAAAAAGCGGGGGTCCGAAGACCCCCTAAATCAAATTAAGCTGTTTTGAGCTTGAATTCGCCAATAGCTGTTGGAAGGATAACTTTGTATCCGTAGACAGCTAAACCTCTCACACCATCACCGAATGAAGACTCAAGTCTTACAGTTTCAGTGTTAGTCATTTGAGAAGCATAAGCAATAGCTTTTGGATGTCCATACAGACCAGATGTTATGCTGGATGCTGTTGACAAATTGTTAGATACATACATGTTGAATCTATCAATTTTTCCAATAAAGCCATTTCTTAATGGTGAAACATTATCACCTGTTAAGTAAGCTTGTCTTAGCTCTGATTGCTTGATCAAAGTAGCAACAGCTGGGTTGATGATCATAAACCTTCCTTCTTCAGGAATGTTGTTGTCATCTAGCTGCTCTCCAGCGTCAAGGATGTGTCCAAGAACAGTACTTGATGTAATGGTTGCTGGTGTGTTTGACGGATTGTTGATATCTGTTAAAGATGATCCCGCTGCCACGTTTGCAAATACATCTTGCTCAATAGCGATCTTCATGTTCTGAGCTGCATCACCTGCTGCCTCGTTCATGAAATCAATATCGGCTTGTACTCTTAAGATATCGTCAACTTTAAAAGCATAGCTTTTAGCCTTGTTAATATCTAGCTCGATGGTTCCTGATGTAACATCAGCGTAAGATAAAGAACCTGTATAGTCAGCAACTGTTACTGCTGGTACTGTTCTTATGTTTACTTTGTTACCCATTCCAGAAATCTCACCTTCGTACTCGTTAGTTGTTACCTCTGACAGCATGGTCTGAGCATAAAACTTGGCTTGAAGTTTTTTAGAGAATACTTCTGGAATAAAGTGATTTTCACCTGTTGCGAAAGAAAAACTTCCACTACTAGTTGAATATGCCATTTTATTACCTCGTCCTTTCGGACATTAATTTTTTAAAATTATGTAATAAAAATTTAAGGTCTGACTCTTCCCTCGGCAGAAGCCTGATCAATTTCTTTCTCGTGCTTCGCATATTGCTTATCGCTCATCTTGCCAATTTCTTTAGCCGTCCAAATCTTTTTACTACTTCCAATATTTTGTTTCCTAGCTTTAGAAAGAGTTGGTTCAACATTTTGTTTAGCCTTCTCTACTAACTCTTCTTTAGAAACATTTGTGGAAGAGAGTCCAAATTCGTTTTTAAACTTAGATAACACAGCTATGACATCATCGGCATCTCCATCGGAGGCTGCTGTTTTCCACATTCTGGATTGTCTATCGAGCCACAAAGAAAAATCCTCTGTTTTTGCGACAGACTCATAATCCGGATGTGCATCAGCAATTTTGCCAAAATGCTTTTTATCGGCTTCTTCTTTTTGAGTCTTGAGCAATTCTTCTGAAGCCTGAGATACTTTTGCGTCCACAGATGCGATGCGAGCATCAACATATTTCTGAAGCGGTTCGACTATCTCCGGGTAATCTTTCATTATACCGGAGAGGTCTACGTTTACCTCTTCTCTCTGCTTCTCAATACGAGTCTCAGATTTCATAGTCTCCATTGCGGTTATCTTATTAGATAGGTCCGAAATTTTTGACTCTAACTCTTTCTCCTTTTGGGTAGCCTTGGTCATTCTTGCTTGCGCATTCTTGTACCGTTCTTCCCACTGTTCAGCCGACAAACTGTTGTCATCAGATTTGTCTTCGTCTTCCTGAACCTCTATCTCTGGCTGATCTATGTCTTCTTCTGTATCCTGAGATTCATCGGGTGAAGTTTCAACTGGTTCTTCTGTTACCTCTTCTGGTGTGTCTTCGGTTTCCTCTTCCGGAGTAGCTAACCCCTTTGATTCAACTTCAGATTCCGGTTGAGATTCAGCGACCTGCTTCATCATCTCATCAGCTTCTTGTTCTAGCCTTTCAGCGATTAACTCGCCTTTAGTCTTTTCTCTTTCCATCTTTCGGTCCTCTCGGGTATCGATCAATTATTTATAAATGTTAGGTGTGTCCCTCCGGGAGCCTAACGAGTTTATTACCTTATCGGCAATTGTATCTAAAGATACTATAAACTTAAGTATGTCGCAACGACCTTGACTAAAGCGGTAGTCCTCCGTTGTTTCCAACAGGTCCCGCTCCATTTGGCGCAGGAGTTCCATTTCTTGCATCAGGACCGACCACTCCTTCCCCATTTGCGACTTGATTAGTTTCACCGCCTTGCTGCATTCCGGCGATAGCTTGTTGTAGTGCCTGCTCATTCATTAACTCCTTTTGTGATTTAATTACCTCATCTGGATCAATGTCTAATGATTTTGCTATGTCTCTTAATAGAGGTTCTCTATTAATCATAGCCTCATCCAATGGATTACTGATCAATGATAGGAATTGTAGAAGTCTTTGTGATTGAACTTCTTTTTGAATTAGAGCGGTTGAACCTTTGGCAATAATCCTCATATCTGATTTAACATTTTCGTTTTCGTTCCACGTCATGTTCCAATCATATAAGGACCTAATTAAAGGCTTGGTTAAATAATCATCTATATTTTTAATCACTGATTTAAGAACAATGTTTGCATTGCTCATAAGTATTGATATACCTGTAGCAGTTCTATTTAAAGATGATTGTGTTTGTCCGTGTGTGTAAGAAGGAAGCGCAGTTGTTTCATCTGCAAATCTTCTAAAGAGTTCAATAACAGATACTAATGCTGGTGAGTTTGATTGAGGTTGATAGAATCTAACCATGGGTTGATTACCATCTCCGCCCTCTCTAAGGAATACTCTCCAAGGGTATAGGTCTGTTGGGTCTTCTCCCGAAGCCATGATGTCGGTATTAACCTCAACCATTGGTCCTGAAGACAATGCAACATTATCTAAATATATTCTTGTTGCTGCATTCATTGTTGTTTGTGAGTCCCTCATCATACGAGGCACCCCAGTACCCCAGAACTGGTGTGGGTTTTTTTCATAAGGAAAAATATTGTAAGGAATGATCCCGCCGGGCAAAGGATTGAGTTGTGCTTTAATTACAATGCCGGATGATATCCAAATGTTTGCATGAAATTCGTCATTTAAATTATCGCTAGGACCAAACTCTATTCCATAGTCTTCTAGGTCGTGCCCATTGACTGATCCCCAAAACTCTAAAACCTCAAACTTATTTGTGTTCTCTGAATATTCATTAACCTTTGCAATGTTTCTTCTGTCTTTCTCATGCTGTTCTTCGGTGTGATTGCCCTCCGGATGATCATCAATAATTTCATTAATAGCATCAATGTTAAATCCGGGGAAGTCCCTTAAATCAGCAAAGTCTTGTCTGGAAATAATATGTCTTCTAAATAAAGACCTCATGTCTTCTACGCTGGTTGCGTAAGGGTCGGGATATAAATCAAAGACTGAAACAGCTTCCATTTCAGGAAATAAGTTTTCTTCATAGAGCAACTCAAATCCTTCTGAGCCTTTCATCCACCTATGATCTTTTTCGATTCTTAAGGTTCCAGCTTTCATAGCTCCGGTTCCAAAGATAACCTGCTCCATGATTGCATCTTTCATCTTGCCCTCAAGATTACTCTCAATAGCTTGATCCAAGATAGCCTCGCTCATATTTTCTACACGGAAATTAGTTTCATCTTCTATTTCTTTTTTTAACTCTTCAAACCTAGCCTGAATAATTGGTTCTACTTCTATCGGGTCGGTTGTCTCTGCAACCTGCATTATCTCCAACGCTGCTTTTTCTGTAAGCTCTCTTTCAAGTCTTGGTTGTTTAGATATGGGTGTTGGCTCAATCATAAAGAACTGCTGTCCCGGTTGGAACAACAAATCTGTAATTCTTGAATAGGCTGCTAGTACCTTAGTTCTTGTAAGACCAACATACACCTGTGATCTATCCCCCTTCTCTTGAATTTTGGATAGTGTTTCAGGATCGTACTGTCCCATAAATGCTCTAAGGTCTTCAATCCAGTTGCCCTCAATCTCATCCCTAGCATCTTTGTATTCTGTAAATTTTGAGAGTAACTCTCCGCCAAGACCATCTAAATGATGTTGAAGTTCTTCATCTGCTTCCGCTGCTGCGGCTATCCCCTCTGGTCCTAACTCTTTTTTGCTTATGTCTTTCATATATTAAAAATAGTTTTTCTTTTTTCTTTTAAAGTTTTGCCTATGTTTTCTTGGCATTGAATTTAAACCAAACAACGCGATTGCATAAGACATTACTCTGTCATCATAACATCCTTCTTGCGCATTTGTAATTCCTCTGGCGTCTACAACATAGTTTCTCATTTCATTAACAAGTTCTATATCAGCGATCCCAGATTCTCCTTGTCGCAATAAGTGTACTAAGTTATCAATAATTAACGGTTTTGTCTTGCTTGTTGTTAAGAAACCCGCACGCCTTGTCATTTTATCAACGTATGCATCATCTACGGTTTGCTCAACATAAAGATTTGGATAGCCCATCTCTTGCATTTTTCTTATGGTTGTAAGCCCGTGGTTGTTGCGTTCTACTAAAGTCCACGCCTTGTTATAGTACATAGCTACGCTTGAAACTATATGCGCTAAGTCAAACGGGTCAACGTGTCCGCTCCATGTGGCAACCTGATTGCCTATATGATCTAGTACTTGTATGACTGAGTAGTCTCCGTGCGCGAGACCCTCCGCAACATCAACCCCAATACAATATCTCATAGCATCCCTTGGATGCTCGAAAATTTTTAGAAGCCCTTTCTCATGTTTAAAGAATCCCTCCTCTCTAACATCGAGGCGCTCAATCGGGGAATAACACTCAATGGCTGCTTCGTCTACATATCTTGGCTCAACAAATAAACGTCCGGTGGTGAGGAACGCTTCTTGCGGGGTAGAGGGATATTCTTGCCTAAACAAATCTTCTGAGCCTAGGTCCTGTATTTTTAAACGGCGATAGTATATTTGCTCCTCATCTAAATCATGCAACTCTGCAAGATGTTCTTCTTGCTCGGTCATCTCAAAATATTTATCAACCTTGCGGCGGTAATCCGGCATCATGAACCAAGGTATAAAGCACAACGCCCACTCGCCTTCACCCCGGAGCGCTCGCATGCATGCTTCGTAAAACCATCCGCCAGCTCCATTCGCGGTGGACTCAAGCATAATTTCAGACTCAAGCTCTGGAACTGTTTGCAAAAGTCCCGGTATCAAATCACTGTTTGGATAAAAGGCTACCTCTGATCCATGCAAGTAGTTTGTTGTCCAACCACGTCCGACCTCTCCTGTACGCGCTGTTGCTATCCTCCAACGTGATCCGTGAGTAAAAGCTAGCGATGTGGTAGTAGATTCTTTTAGTTCTGGTTTAACTAAAGGGTGCGGTAAATTATCATAGAAGTTTCTTACCATTCCAAAGATCGCTTTGGTCGAATCTGTGAGGTGAGATATTACTACCGCGTTTTGATTTTTTTTAGTAACTGTCTTCCAAAATCCACGCGCCTGACAATAGGTCGATATACCCGTCTGACGAGACTTTAAGATGAGCATTCTCACCCTGCCATGATGAGCATATTGCTCATTAATCATCTTGTCTAAAGTTTGCTGCGCTTCGTTAAAAATTAACGGTCTAGATTTACCCTGCTTATCTATGATGTTTAAGCAGTTCTTCGCATAAACGGTGAGATTCGTTTTAAATGCTTCTATAATTTTTTTGGTTTCTATTTTTTCCATTTAAAAATCTCAAAAAACAGCCCCCCCCTATGGTCCCTTGGGGGTATATATGTATATAGGGTACCCTGTCCAGCACTCCCCGCCCCTTTAACAGTGCGGGTTTGCGAGCATTGGGTCCTTTTTAATGATGGTCCTTATTAAAGCCACTCACCTCTTTTAGGTGATTCTCTTTTTCATCAAGATCAACTGTTTCAAACCAGCTTTCCTTCATAGATAGCTCGACCTTTTGGTTGGTGTCCAGCATATTATAGAAACGCATTAGAAGCTCGAGAGCCTTTACTCTAGAGCCTGCGGTTGCACCATGAACATCACCCAGCGCTTCTTCTTTCAGCCTGTCTATTAAAGCGTCATGGTCCTGTAAGTGCCTTTCTTTGGACTCTGCTAGTTCAAATGCAAGCATTTTTTGAACCTCATCATCATTCATGAGTCTGTACCCTTGATTGTATGCAGACTTCTCTGAATATCCGCAGCGTTTTGCAGCCTCAGTCGCGTTCTTTGTTGTCAAATAATGCTGAACAAATTCAGCCTTCCTTTGACTATAAGTTTTGTCTTTCAACATAGTCTTTCTCCTAGTTATTCTTAGCTACAAGTTTACACCATTTCAGGAACTCATTCATGCTATGAGTGTGCTTCATTATGTTCACCGCAAAGCATACAAGCTGGATGTTTTCAGGAGCGTATGGTCCGTCATTATCTATGCGATCAATGGAGATGTTTGCCATCGTCTTCTCACGCTTTCCTTTGCCATCCTTTATGTATGTCATCTTCTGACCAGTAATAGCACATAGTCCATTCTGTCTATCGTAGATAGCATAGAGGTCTTCCCTTGTTATCTTGAATGAGTGTGTCTGTCTTCTGCTATACCCTATATGAGAGAAGAGGTGAGATAGGTAAGAATATGGAGTGGCGCTGATCCTTTTTCTTTTCCCCGCGGAACGGCACCGGCGACATATATTGAGTCGCTGACCCCTGCTTGTTTCAAAGCGCGATTCGTCTTTTGTTTTATTGCACCTAGTGCAAGTCTTATTCAGACCAATCGTAGGGAGTTTTGTCCTCGATTGTGAGCTCAAAGTTACTGGTTTCCTTTAGGGTTTCCCTTAATCGTTCCATTGCTTTTCTACTACTGCTTACGGCTGGCTTTCCTGCCATGATTGATTCACCTACCAGCAGGCATCCTTCTGAGTCTTTCTCAGGGAAGTTACCAGCATGAAATAGGATGTATGTTCTGTTGGGCACGTTCTCTATTATGAATGTCTCACCAAACTTTTGAGAGGCATATCCCTTACATGTATATGTGCCATTT